ATCGGCTCAAATGCCATTATGGTCAGCAAGTCAAAGCAACCCGCATCCAACTGGTTCAGTTTGGATTAAAACAAGTTCTGCTGGTAACGGTTTAGATATTGTATTATCTAAGTTTAACGTAAATACACAAGCATTTTCAATGTTAAATGTTTCTTTGTATGTGGATGACAAAGCAGCTAATGCTGATTTAGATAGTACAGGAGGAATGGAAATTCCAGCTGGAACTATATTTGCTGAATATAGTGATGGTGGTGCATTGTCAAAAGCCCCAGTACTGTTCTGGGAACGTTTGGTTACTGGTCCTACAGTAATTACAGGAACAGTATCAAATCCAACAATTACTACTGGTAATGTTATATCTGTTAAAACTAGTTTACCTGGTTCAAGCAGCTATAGTGCAACATATACATTTACAAATACAGGTACAACAGCTACATCTTTTGTTTCTGATTGGTTAGCTAAAAATATACCTTACACAACCGCAACAGTAACAACTGACGGTGCAGTACAAATATCTCATACCGCAGGTGGAGAAATTTATTTGTCCGATGCAAATGGTAAAACATCATCACTACTTACTAGTTTAGGATTTGTAGTTGATGTTACTCCTGGTGTTAAACGTGGTAATTTAACTTATTATACTAATCCAGTTGCAAACCCAACAGGCGGTGGTACTGGTGCTTCAGTAAGTGTCAGCTTATATGGTAATGAATATATTATCAATAGTATAGCCGGCGGTACTGGATATACCGTAGGTGATACATTAACAATTACAGGTACTCAGTTGTTAGGTGCATCACCTGCTAATGATCTAATATTAAGAGTATTAGCAGTTTCAGCCGGCGCACCAACTAAAGTTGCATTTGTATCTGGTACTGGTGTATCAAATTATTATACACAACTTTCAAATTGGGTAGATTTTGCTTATACACCATCAAATGGTGCACCAGCATCTAATCCAGTTGACGGTAAGCATTGGTTCTATAGTACACAAACTCAAGTTGATATTATGATCAATCAAGGTGGTGCATGGAAAGGTTATAGAAATGTAAATTATGACGCTAGTGGTCATCCTGCAAGTTCAGGTAGTAATGCTACTGATTTAAGCGGTGTTATAACAAGTGCATCCGCCCCAACAACACAAACTGATGGTTCATCATTAGTCTATGGTGATTTATGGTTAGATACTGGCGATCTAGAAAACTACCCAATGATCTATCGTTGGCAAAATGCTAAACGGGTTGATCAATGGGTATTGATTGACAAGACAGACCAAGTTAGTAGTAACGGTTTGCTATTTGCTGATGCTCGTTGGGGCTCATCTGGTTCAATTGATCCAGTTAATGATCCTATCCCTAGCATTGCTAGTTTGTTAACAAGTAACTATTTAGATTTAGATGCTCCTAATCCAGCACTATATCCACAAGGTATGTTGTTATTCAACACACGCCGTTCAGGTTACAATGTAAAACAGTTCAAGTCAGATTATTTCACAGCAAGTAATTATCCTAATGCTGGTTCATATAACTCAGCCGCGCCAACTAACACAGCTAATCTACCAATGGAAACTTATGCTTGGGTAAGTGCTAGCGGATTAGATGCTACTGGTGCAGCATACATGGGTAGAAAAGCTCAACGTAGTATGATCGTTCAATCATTGAAGGCAGCTGTCGATACAAATATGGCAATTCGTGAAGAAGATTCATTCTTTAACTTGATTGCAGCTCCTGGATATCCTGAGTTACAACCTGATATGGTTGCATTAAACAATGATCGCAATAATACTGCATTTGTTGTCGGTGATACTCCATTGAGATTAGCTGATCAGGCTACTGATATTACAAATTGGGCAATCAATCAATCAGGCGCAACAGCAACAGGTGAAGATGGTTGGGTAACTCGTGATAGTTATTTAGGTGTATTCTACCCAAGTGGTATTACAACTGACTTGACAGGTAGTCCAGCAGTAGTTCCAGCATCACATATGATGTTGCGTACATTCTTGCGTAATGATACTGTAGCTTATCCTTGGTTAGCGGCAGCAGGTACACGCAGAGGTACTATTGACAATGCTACTAACATCGGTTACTTAGATGCAAACACCGGTGAGTTCCATACAATTAAAAATCGTATGGGAATTCGTGATGTATTGTATACAAATCAAATCAATCCATTAGCATACTTTACAGGAGTTGGATTATTGAACTATGGTAACAAAACTAGCTATTCAAGTCAAAGTGCATTGGATAGAGTTAACGTTGCTCGTTTAGTAGCGTACATTCGTTATCAACTGCAATCTGCAGCAAGACCGTTCATATTTGAACCTAATGATGCATTGACACGTAATCAATTAGCTGGTGTTGTTCAAACATTGTTCATTGATTTAGTTGCTAAACGTGGTCTATATGACTATCTAGTAGTGTGTGATGGTACTAACAACACACCGGCTCGTATAGATCGTAGTGAATTGTGGATCGATATCGCTATCGAACCAGTTAAAGCAGCTGAGTTTATTTACATACCAGTTCGTCTTTTGAATACAGGTGGTTTAGGAAGATAAAATAACAATTCCCCTAATTGGGGAATTTTATAGAGAATAAATAATATTAAGGAGATATAAAAATGGCAACAGCATCACAATCATTGTTCAATATGACCGTAGGGGCAGATAGTACAACTAGCTCTCAAGGTTTGTTGATGCCTAAATTACAATACCGTTTCAGAACGTTGTTCTTGAATTTTGGTACAGGTGGTTCTACACAAGAACTAACAAAACAAGTGGTAGATATCGCAAGACCAAGTGTTACTTTTACAGAAATACCAATCGATATTTATAACAGTAAGATTTATCTAGCAGGTAAACATGAGTGGGCAACTACTACAATTAACTTACGTGATGACGCGGCAGGCAATGTATCAAAACTAGTTGGACAACAATTACAGAAACAAATGGACTTTGTTGAGCAAGCATCTGCGGCTGTAGGTCAAGATTATAAATTCCAAATCAACTACGAAGTACTAGACGGTGGCAATGGCACAACAAGTATTAATGTATTAGAAACATGGGAACTATATGGTTGTTTCATTCAAGGTGCTAACTATAACACCATGAATTATGGAACAAATGAAGCAGTTACTATATCATTAACAATTCGTTATGATAACGCTATTCAATCACCATTGACATCTGGAATCGGTACAAATGTTGGTCGTGCATTCGGTGGCACATCAGTTACTGGTATCGGTAGTAAGCAATAATAATTAATGTCAGGATTTTTTCAAAATCTGTTAAAAGATAGTTCTGCAGCATTTTTTGGTAACGAATGGCTGCGGGATTATACCCATGCAAGTAAAACATTTAGAAGCAATTCATATGGATATGCTCCTAAATATAAGTTTTTATTCCATGTGTATTTTGATATTAATACTAGCTTAATTGATGCCACTAATAATTGGCCAGCAGATAAAAACTTTGGGTTAACAGTCAAAACAATTGATCTTCCCAAATATACATTTGATTTAGCAACATTAAATCAATATAATCGTAAACGAATTGTTCAAACAAAAATAAAATATGATCCTGTTACTATTACCTTTCATGATGATAATAGTAATCTGATTCGTAAATTATGGTATACATATTATACATATTATTATAAAGATGCAACTCAGACCGGTGACTTAGTTTTAACTACACAAGGTAATAATAATAGACCGGCTCCATTTGGTACTAACTCAGCACAAACTGATTTGAATAAACGAACTATATACGATAATTCAATTGCAGGGAATGATGATTGGGGATATATAGGTGAGACTGGTAGCGGTGCCATGACTCCAATTGGAGACGGATTAGGTATAAGCAAAGCGCCTTTCTTTAGAGCAATTAATATATATGGGTTTAATCAACATAATTTTGCTCTGTACAGACTAATAAATCCTGTTATCGAAAGTTTTGGGCATGATACATATAGTTATAGTGAAACTGGTGTCATGGAAAACAAAATGGGTATACAATACGAAACTGTAAAGTATTATGAAGGTGCTTTGAATGGTAAAAATCCAGAAACTATTGTACAAGAGTTTGGTGCAGTAGATCACTATGATAAAACAGTAAGTCCTATTGCACGTCCGGGTAGTCAATCAACTATATTAGGACCCGGTGGTTTGTTGGATGCTGGAAACGGTATACTAAATGACTTAGAAAATGGAAATTTTGTAGGTGCAATTCAAAAAGCAGGAACAGCTAGCAAAACATTTAAGAACCCGCAAACTATATTAAAGATAGCA